CGCCAGTGATTGCACAACGACAGTTCGGGTGTCCTGGTGGTTGATCGTCGCTGAGGTCGTGTGGGTTGTCTGCTTCTTGGTCAAGGCACTCGTCGCACGCTCCGTCGTAGGCCAACCAGTTGAATTGGGTGAAGCCCATCGCGTCGAGTTGCTCCGATGCGGCGGCGGTCTGCGCTCGGTTGGCTTCAGTTGTGGCGATCATGTCGGCTCGGTCTGGGTTGTCAAGAAAGTCTCTGATGTTCCTTGAGATCTCGTCAACGCTCGAACCTTGGGCCAATCCATCGGATATGACATTTCCGATCACGCCAAGTGTGGTGTCACTAATCCCTTGAATGACATCGCCCTGAGCGGCGAGGAGGTCGGCCAGTCCACCATCGGCGGTCTGAGCAGCTGCGGCGGCGTCGCCTGGCTTCCACTTAGACCAGTCAGTCGATGATGCGATAGAGGCCGTGTTGGAGATGTTCTGAATGCCCTGCTGTGGGTGAACGTCACCTGTGGCTTTGATGCCTGAGAGATAACCGGCTGATGAGACGTTTCGCAGGACTGACCCAAGGGGCTGAAGGTTCAGTGAGATGTTCTGAAGCCCAGTGACCTCGGCTTTGATCTTGGCCTGCGCTCGATGTATGGCGGCGGTGATCTCAGTCTGCGAGATGATCTTGCTCATGGCCTCTCGGATCTGTGGGCCGAAGTGAGAGATGATCTGATCTAGGCGGTCTGCTCCTGGTAAGTCACTCGGCGACCTGCCTGGATTGACTTTTTTTTTAGGACATCGGACTGGGCCTGCTCGTTGAGAACCTTGGCAACGTCAGCGTCGACGGTCTCAAAGACGAAGTCACGCCATTTGCCTGCGGCCTTACGTTTGGCCACGAAGGACTTGAACGACTTCATCTCCGCTTCAGTGGACTTCTCAGAGCCGACGTCTGCGGCCTTGGTCTCAACTGGAATCTCTTCGGGCTTTGGTTCTTCGGGCTTTGGTTCTTCGGGAATCGGCGATGCGATGGGTGCGTTGCCGACTGAGCCGCTGGTGTTGTCTGCGCCCTCGGTGCCGACCTGGGCTGTGGTCTCGCCACTGCTGTCGGTTTCCAACATGCCTTTCAAGAAGGTGATGGCGTTACCAGCCACAATGAACGGCTCGTCGGCCTCTGGCATATTGTAAAGCGGTTGACCAAGTTCGGCTTGGACATCGTTCAAGGTTTTCTGACCTGAGTANAGCGACATCTGAAGTGCCTGGGCCTGGTCTAGTTGTTGTTTCGTGGTGCCTTCATCTGAGAAGACGAACTCGGTGCCAAAGGTGCCACCCAGGAATCGACGGTTGAGTGAGTTGATGCAGTCGGCGATGAACTTCTCCAAAGGCTTCTTGCTCATAAGTTCGGCGTTGTCTTGCTCGCCTTCCTGCTGGCCCTTGCCACCCAATCCAGTTCGAGGGATTATGCCGAGTTGCGTGGGCTGAACTCCGAACATGGCAGAGACGCGCTTGATGATGAACTCGTCGTAGGTGTCCTTGTAGCGTTCGTCAATCGTTGGGGCGAACACTGGGTCAAAGGACTTTGGCAACATTTTGATTCGGTGGCGCTCGGCGGTCTGGCCTGTCAAGGTGTCGTTCAGTACGCGTTCGAGTGAAGCCAGTTTCAGGTGATCCAACTCGTCAGAGTCGGTCTTCATAAACGTGGTCGGCATCGTGCCTTCGGTGTATTCGGCCCTGAGCCACTGCTGACGTTCTAGGTAGAGCGTGGCCATTGGTATTGACATCTCGACAGAGGAATAACCGTAGGGCGACCAGGTGCGGCGGTTCTTGACGAAGTAGGCCAGTTGGTCTCTGATGTATTCACCGTCTGGGCCTTGGCCTGTGAAGAAGTCGCCATCGCTGTCCTTGCTGGCCTGGTACTCGCCACGAGGGAATCCCCACAGGACTTGTTGGAAGGCTGGTGACGGCGCGTGGGGTATGTCACCACGATTGTCGAGCAGGGGCTTGATCGTGGCACCGTCGATGATGTCAAAGCCGATGACTTCACGGCCAAGGTTGTAGCGAGGATAGATCGGCATGGCGTCGTAGACAAAGTGATTCCATAGGGCCTCGGTCAACCATTCGGCAAAGCCTCGGTCAGGGTGAACGTAGGGCGCTTCCCAGAACTGCTTGAGTCTGGCGATCTCGTCACTGTATTCGTCACGCGCTATCTGGTTGGCCTTGGCATGACCACAGTTGCGTTCTTGCATGATCTGTGTGATGGCCTGATCACTAACCGTGATCTCCCATTCAAGCCCAATCATCTCGGCGGTTCTGACTTCAATGCATCGGTGAACGATGTCGCACTGCTCTGCCAGGCCCTTCAGGATCGCCCAGGGCGTGACTTGTTGAGTCAGGTTGAGGTTCCATGCAACTTCGTACTCGTACTTTCTCGGGAGCGCACGGCCAGAGTCGTCAAAGACTGGGTCAAGCGGTGCTGGCAGGTAGGGCATCGCTGGCCCCAACTGAGATCCGAAAGAGTCGGCAGGTCGAGGCAAGGGCATCGCTGGCGCGCCTGGGGTCTGAAGTAATCCCTGGCCGCCTCCGCCTGCGTAGCCCGATGGCATACCTGGCATTGACGGCACCACTGCACCACCAGCGGCGGCGTAAGGATTGTTGATGGCCTTGGAGACCTCTTCAGCGATCAGTTTCGCCAGGTCTGCGTCAGAGGTTTTTGGCTTGCGATTCCAGATTGCCACTGAGGACTACTTCGTGATCTTGGCGACGGCTAGAGCGGTCTGGGCTTGGCGTCGAGTGGCGAAGTGAACTACTTGAGAAGCAGCTGCGGCGATGACCGATGCCGAACCGATGGCGGCCTGGACTGCGGCTGGCTCCTTGAAGCCTGGGTGGAAGATCACAATGATGGCGACAACGGCGGTTGCGGCGCTCGTTAGGTTGGCGACCCAAGTGTTCGGGTGCTTGACGATGGCCTGAGCATCGGCGACAACACGCTTCGCGCTGGCTATGGAGTCGATTGCCTTTTGTGCGTCGGCTGAGATTGTGGCTTTTACGTCGCTCATGTGACCTTCCTTTGCGTGTTGCAGTTTCTACAAGACGCCTCTGATGGGTTCATAGGGTGTGAACATACGGTACACGCTGGCGCTATTTCTGCGAACCACCTGTCCGCCGAAGATCCGCGTGCTAAGTCGAGTTCGACAATGCCGTGCACCAACGCGTCGAGTCGGTCAGGTGAGACGCCACTGTCCGGCAACCACCCAGTCATCTGATCTTCGAGCGTGGGGAAGGTGCCGACGTGATGAATCCGGCCTTGCTCGTAGAGTGCCGATACCGGCTCGGCGCGTAATCGCTTCCCGACTTTGGCGTGAATCTTCCTGAAAGGTATGTGAGGATCGACGGCGCGCAGGGTTGTCTCGATCAGGTCTCCGCCTTGGTTGGCTTCTGCCACAATGGGGCCGATCTCGCCCCAGTCACGCCAGGCCTGGACTGCTCGGTGCGCCCATTGAAGCGGCGACTCTCGACAACTGCGGTCAGACAAGACATAGCCGTGACCGTCAGATCCTTTCCCAACGACCACAATGCCGGTCTCGTCGCTGTTCTCGCCAGTTGTGACGGCAGGGTCAATCGCCACCACGATTCTGACTAACTCAATCTGTGCTCTCGTCTTGCCACCGATGAGTTCCAAACCTGACAGGCCGTTGTCAACNTGGTCGTCTGGCANGGCCTCGGCCTTCAAGAGATCCGGCGAGACTCGATGTTGGTCAAGCAGCTCGGCTGTCCAGAGTGCNCCTTCGACCTCCCAGATCATCTCGCCCATGAGTTCTTGTCGACCCAACCTGGTGCCTTCGTAGCGGTTCAGAATACTGTTGGCCATCGTCGGGGCAAGGTTTGAGAGGTTGTCGTAGGTGGTTCCCCTGGTGATCACCGTTGTCGGTTGCTCCATGATGCGCTTCAAGAGTTGCGTGGGTCTCGGCGTGGTGGCGATGGCGACTTGGGGCCGTTCGCCCAATCGCAGACCAAACTGAGCCTGATCCCAGGTGTCTTCGTATTGCCAGGCCGCCAACTCGTCGCACCAAATGAACTCATGCTGTGGCCCTCTGAGCCTGTCGGGTTCCTCGGCGCTAAAGAGTTTGATCCGGCTCTTGTTCGTCAGAACGATCTCACCGATGGAGCGGTTGTAGTTCTCCAACATTTGATACCGGCGCAGTACGTTCAGGATTCCCGACTCACCTTCAGCGCAGGTGTCTCTGGCGTCGGCGTAGGTTCGAGCGATGACGGCGCATCGAGTGTTGGGTTGAAAGACGGCTTTGGCCGCAAGCCATTCGGCGCAGCTCCTGGTCTTGCCTGCTCCTCGACCTGCCAAGTAGAGCCAGGTTGTCCAGTCGCCTTCGGGTTCTAACTGCTCACGTCTGGCTGAGGCTTTGACCCAATCGAGACGCTCTGCGGCTATGAGGTCAAGTGGCGCGACGCTTGGCATCTAAGGCCTCCTCCAAGGCTTCGAGGATTCGACGCTCTCGGTCTGGGTCTACCTGATGAATCAGAATCTCTTCTTGGATCTTGGTGGGTGCGTTCAGTCCGAGGAGTCGAGCGCGAGCGGCGATGGCTTTCAGGATCTTGTCAACGGCGTCCATTCGAGCGCCTTCGTCGACGACCACGTTGCCTTCGTCGTCTTTGACAATTTTGCCAGCGGCTGAGACCTTGGGCGGTGGTTTGGCAATAACGCTGTTGAGGTATCGCTCGGCGTTGTCGATCTTCTCTAGTTCGATCTTCCTGACCTCTGCGGCTCCCTCGGTTGGCAGTTCGTTGACGGCTCTGGCAACCATGTCGTGTGCGGTGCCGACTGAACAACCAAACTCGTTGGCGATCAGTTGATAGGTGTAGCCCAAAGATCGCATATCAGCGGCCTTCCGATCTTTGGCGATCTGGTCTGGCGTTCGTAAGAACTTTCCTGTGGTGGCGTGCTGGGCTGGAAGTTTTCCGGCGGTCATAGTCTTTCCGATGGTATCAGTTGACCTCGATCACTTCACCATCTTTCGTCACTTGCCAGGTGTATTGACAGTTCGGGCAGGCCTGTGTCTTGGGTTCTTTTTGTTCGAGTGGCATCGGCTCTGGCTCAAACTCAGTCACCAGGTCGTCTAGGTCATCTCCCTCGAAGCCTGTGCCCTGTAATCCAAAGTCACTCCGCACCAAGGATTCAAGAAGGTCGGTGAGGTGGGACTGGTTGTAGGTCGCCAGGTCTGAAGAGCGATTGTCAACCAAGAGGATTCTCAGTGCTTGCTCGTCGTCAACGTCAATCAAGGTGACCTCGATGTCGTGCCAACCAAGGATCTTGGCCGCTTGAAGTGTGTGGTTGCCAGCCAGCACGGTCATGGTTGATGCTTGAACCACCAAGGGTCTGAATTGTCCGTGTGCCTCTAGGGATTGAATGATTGCCCCAACGTCGCCCTGTCTGGCGTTTGATGGGTGGAAGTGCAGCTGATCGACGCCTACCCTCTGAATGTCAAGACTTTGTAATTTCTTCATCTCCCAAGAATGACAGAAGCAGGGTGTACGCGTGGCCAAAGTGATCCATGCCTTCTTTGATCTCGCCAAACACCTGAAAGCCCAGTGGGTGCATTGACTCGTTGAGAATGGCTAGGCAACCGTTCAGCGATTGCAGACCGGCGTTGTAGGCGTCAAGCACGATCTCGGCCTGCGTCATCACCAGTATCTTGTCGGGGTTGTTAGTCACCTGAAAGCAGCTCCATGTGATCCTTGGTGCAGGTTTTGTCTCGGCACTTGCCTCTGACGCGTCGGGCCTTCTCAATGGTCAAAGGTGCATACTGCCACGATGAAAGCGTATAACCGTGCTTCTTGGCCCACAGTGGGTGAACGGTTACGAAGTGATGGCAGGGTCGGCACAATGAGATGAACAGGGTTGGCTCGAGCCACGCTGTTGATCTCTGAGAGCGGTTGATCAACTCATGAACGTCTTGGATTTGACGCTTGCACCCATCTAGGTTGCCTTCGCAAAATGGGATCTTCTCTGCTTGGATTTTGGTCAGTCGTTGACGTTCGGCAATTTGGCCGGCGCGCTTGACTGATATTTGCCTCATGGCGTCCTGCGACAGATAACACAAGAGACCACGCCGCTCGCGTCAAAGTCCCAGTCGTGTTCGCACTTGAGAATGGGTTCGTGGAGCAGGCCGCAAGATCGACAACGTAGGTCGCCTTGGCCTGCGGCGAAGTGCTCAGTCGCTTTGGTGCATCTGGGACAGTAGTAGTTCACGGTCATCTCCTCCGCTCCAATTCTAACGAAGAATCTCGGTGATGTCGTCCCAATCTCTNGGNCGCCAGATGTACGCTTCTGCGCTTGATGAGAGTTCGTCGATCCACTGGGCCTGNTCTTTCGAGATCCTGCCGGTGTCGCTTTTCAACTCGGCAAAGATCAGTCGCTTGGGCCGGTCTGTGAAGTCAGCGCGCACCAAGACGAGGTCGGGGAATCCCTTGGCGTCGTAACGCGTCGGGGTTCGGTAGTTGCCTCTGGCGTTCATCGCAGCTGCAAAGTGGGCGGCACGGTATCCGAAGAGGTGCGCAAGGTCGACAACTTGCTTCTCAAAGTCTGCTTCGGTCATGGCCATGAGTAATAACTTACTCAACTGTCGTCGTCGGTATCCTCAAAGAAGTCGTCAACGTCGATTTCAACCTGGTCTTCTTCCCAAAGAATCATCGCGATCAGTGAGTAACTGGCAAGATCAAGGAATGTGTCTCTGGCGTTTTCGTTCGTGAGTTCGTGACCGGCGGCAAGCGTTTGCAATCGAGAGACCTTGTCGCCCAGGCGGATCATCGCGCCAACCCAGGTGTCAACCCCCCACAGAACTGAACCTCTGAAGTTGAACAATGGGTCTGCGGCCAAGAACGTCTCGCTGTCCTCGGCTCCGTGCATGCCATAGTCATTTGACTTCCTGGCGTGCATACCTGCCAGTTCGAGAAGCAGGTCATAGAAGCGGCTGTCGCCAGTGGACTCGTCGGTGATCTCTTCGGGTTCGGCCATGCCCTGAGCCTAGTCAGTCTTGGGCGAAGGCTTTTGTGCCGAAGCAGGCGTCACGCAGCTCGTCGAGATGCTCAGGTAGCCCTGTGCGACAGAACTGGTCGGCGGCGGTAGCGATGTCCGTCAGTGTCTTGTAATCGGTGTAGGGAACCGTCATTGTCTGGATAAGTTCCATCTCACTTTCCTTTCTGTTTCGGGGCTTCTGGTTCAGCGTGCGTGGTCAGACACTTCCAGAAACCTGTTTTCTCGTGTCGCCATTCTCGACCTTTCCTAATGATAGGCAAGCCACAGTGACAACACTTCATCGACTCAACAGGAACTCGGCGGCCCCTGACCAATCCCTCTGATATTTGCCTAACCTCTTGGCTCTGGTCTTCTTGGTCACGGTATCGGTGCGAACTCTCAAGCGGTTCGGGCCATGTTGTTTGCAGTCGTCAATTCGACTCAGGCCCACCATGATCAGGTTGCCCTGGGCGTCGTAGGTGTCAAGGTCGTCGACGACATAGGCGTGATCGGTGTCTCCCTCAATCAACACGACATCGTTATAGTTGATCTTCATCTTTGCTCCGTTCTTCTAAATGGAGTTCCTCAAGAAGTTGTCTAAGCCAAGTGGCCTTCATTCCGTTACCACCGGCTTGCTTTTCAACCCATGCCATAGTTTCAGGCTTGAGTCTTGCGGCTATCTGTGGGTCTTTCACGGCCATTATTTATTTCCTTCTTTCGGTAGTTCCCCTGCTCGAACTCGCCGACGGTACTCGGCCTGGTAGGCCGTGTTGGCCTTGACGCACTCTGGGAGTCGGCACCCAGCGACGTAACAGCTCTTGGTTCCGTGCTTCGTCATGGCTTGTCCACTGCGTAGAGACCGTTGGTTCTGAAGGTCTGATGAACTCCTCGCATATCGGCGCGCAGTTCCGTGACGATTTGTTTGAGGGCTTTGATCTCTTGCTCAATGGGATACATACACGGCTGGTCTGGGTACTCTCGGCCCATGCCGTCGAGCGGCACTTCCTCGGCTGAGTCCATGACCCTTGCGCGCAATTCCATCTCGCAGCTGTCCCACAGTTTCTTGTCGACCAGGTCGAAGTCTTTGTCTGAGAGTCTAAGAATCCAAGTCATGTTTCCTCCTTTGGTGGTTGGCACGGCCCATCTTGCTTGCGCCAGAAGTGAAGACCGTGCTCTAATGAGCCTTGACTAGCCCAGACGCTTTTGCCTGAGCCTTTTGGCAAGTGTTCGCGTTGCCAATAACCGCACAAACATGGGTCAGCCATTTCGGGTCACCTGTGCCTTCCTGGGTGCCTTCGTGACTTTTTCCTCGGTGAAGGTGCGCCAGGCCTTGCGACCCATTGACCCACCGATCACCGTGACCTCGGCTGGGCGGTCTCCCTCAAAGCCGTCGATCCATTCGACGACAAAGGTGCCACGCTCACCCTTGATTTTGACAACGTCACCGGTGCCAATCTTTCCGTGCTGTTCCATTCGTGTCTTCATTAGTAGATGTCCCTTCTCACTCGGTCTAATTCGTTGATCAGTGCAATCGTGCCTTCGTCGGTGTCCTCACCCATTAGGTCTTGCAGTCGATCTGCGGCCAGGCGCAGGATCTCTTGAAGCGACTCTGGCGAGCGATCCTTGATTGAGACGATGTGCTTCGTCGTCCAGGGCTTGTGGTTCTTTCCGTAGATCGTGGCCATTAGATTGACCGCCAGACCATGACAGGTCGACCATGACACTCTGACCGCTCCGACTTGCGGTAGTCACCGGTGGCGACGATCTTGCCCTGGGCTTGAGCCTGACGGATCAACGCCCCAAGTGCCCTCGGTTCGTGGCAGGTGATCCCTCGCTGGTCGAGGAACTCCCAGACCTGATCAGTCGTGAAGTGGTGGTAGAACAAGCAGGCCCAGTCGATTGCTGAGCGTGCTTCCTCTTTCCATTCTGGATCGGCGTGAGCCTCGGCCCTGGCGATGGCTTCGGCAGCTGCTTGTTCGGGGCCAATGGTGACCACGTCAGCCAAGAGCCGGTTGGTTTCGTTGATAATCTCAACGGCATCAAAGAGGCTCTGGTTCATCGTGAGCCACCAGTCAAAACTGCCTCGACAAAGCGGCTCGGGACAACGATGCGGTCTGGTGAGCCAGTTGTCGCTTCGATCTCGATGAGCATGCCGCGCATGTGTCGACGAACTACCTTGCCGACGTAGGTTCGGTCTTCATCGTCAGTCACCTGCACAATGTCACCGATTGCTATTTCCATTATTCTGTCTTCCATAAGAATCTCCCTTCAAGATCTCATGTTGTTGAGACAATCTGCCTCGGTGAGTGCTGAGGGGGGTCAGCACCCAACGAGACCTACTGGCCTCGTCGGTCAAACTTCGATGTAACGAAGTTCTCCGTGGATATTTTTGTGTGCCGAAACCTCAAAGTGTCCGGTCACTTGAATTGCGTAAATGGCGTCCTGAACCCACGCCGACCTATTCTGTGCAGTGAGTTCGTCCCAGTCTTTGACAATGTTTGCTAGTTGATTTTCAATTTCTTTTTCAAGTGATGTTGTGACTATCATTTTGTCTCCTTGGTTAGTGGTTGTTCCCATGTGTAACAAGATATAGGAAGTTAGCCACAATGTCAAGGATTATCTAAAAAGCCCTATTTTCTAAGGGTTTTCGGGGTCACCAGGCGGCGCAGTAACCCTGGTCTGGGACATATGACGTGCCTTCGATGCGTTGTGCGACGGCGACCTGGGCGGCTGGCGAAAGATCCGAGCCACCACCGTTGGAGTACCAGTTCGTTGAGTTGATACCGAGTGAGTTCGGATAGAGAGGGAAGCCGTAGTTCCCCCAGCCACCTTCTTCGCAGATTGCGACTGCGTCCCAGCGATGGTCGTAATCACCGAAGATCACTGGGGCCGGTGGCGCTGGCTGAGTCACTGCGACAACTTCGATGACCGGTGGCCTGTGGTCGAGCATGGCCAACTGGTGACTCAGAATGGCCGGCGCGTTCGACAACGACGAAGAGCTGCGTGGCTCGTGACTTGAGTAGGCATTTGGCGAACTCATGAACGCCAACGTGAAGTAGATGGATATTGCGAAGATTGCGATAATAAGAGAAGCGGCTTTTGCGCGCATGGTTGACTCCTTTGGTCTGTGGGATCACGGACACCCTTCTTGCCGAATTGCTTTGATGGTTGGGCCTGGTGGTTGATGCTGACCGGCGTTCGAGACGCTTCCAGGTGGCAGGTGTGCTTTGTGATCTTCGGATTTAGTGAGTCAATTTGGTCTCCTTGTTTGAGGTTGCTTGACCACGCTAATGGGTCGCTGGAATAGGTTCAAGTCTCGTAGCAGAACAAGTTCGACATCGCACGACAGTGTTCCCTTCGCCGTAATGCTCCCAGCCGGTGCCTGCGCACGACGGACAGGTTTGCCCTGAGACGGCCCTAGAAGCCGTTCTAACGGCCTCTGGCATCACTAATGAGGGATAGTGACGTGCTAACGCCACAGGGGAGATTTGAGCCTGGGGCCACTGCGCCCGATATTTCTTGGCGGCGGCCTTGAGGGTCTCTGGCGTGGCGTCAACCTCGGCCAGTTCTTCAGCTGCTTCGATGAGTTGCTTTGATGCTGATGCAGTCAGGGCATTGGGGTTCATTCCGCAGATTTCGAGAATCACTTTTTCTAAAGAGTTTGAGTTCTTTTCAGTTAGATATATAGGTGAACGCTTCGCGTCATGAGACACGTTGCGCGCACCACGCGTCACGTTGACTGATCGTGTCGCACCACGCGTCACGTTCCTTCCGTTGCTTTCGACGTCGAGAAAGACGAACCGATAGCGTGCCTTTCGGCCTGGGGCTGGCTTTTCCAGAACCTCCAAGAAGCCATCGGCGATCAACTGGGAGTAACCCCGAACGATGGCAGACCTCTTGAACGGCCACTCATTCATGAGAGCCTTCTCGCCGATCCAGAGTTCATAATCGTGTTGCTGGTTGGCGATGTCTCCAAGGACGTAATGAAGCCAAAAGGTCTGACCTTCGTAGGGGCTGTTTTTCTTGACGTAGTTCCTGGCCTCGTCGCTCACTTCCAGCCTCGACTCTTGGCTTCGAGGATCTCTTGGCACCAGTCGCAAGGCAATTCATGGCCGGTTCCTTCCCGATACATGATCAGTTCTGATACGGGTATGCGCTCCCAGTTCTTCTTGCCGAGTCGGTCAAAGACGACTTCGGCGTGAGGCTGACAGAGGATTGTGTTCTTTGTTGTGAGCCGCCACTTAGGTTCGGCGCGCCCTTTCAAGTTGGTTACGGGGTTCATTCACGTCTCCCTTCAAGAGTGTGAGATGGGCCGATCTGATCGACCTCTTTGTGATTCCAAACTGTTTACGAACTCTACGGCGCTCCGAGACGGTCATGCCACCCCAGAAGCCGTAGGACTCCCATTCAAGCGCATAGACCTGGCACTTGGCCAAGACGGGGCAGGACTCGCACAGGCTTTTCAGTCTGGCGATCTCCTCTGGATAGTCGTCTGCGTCAAGGTAAAAGAGTTGGACATCTTCCCCCTTGCAGGCGGCCCCGTCTTGCCAAGCCAGGTCGAGCACTACTTGTTTGCTCGCCGAGCTGCTCGGTTCGGCTTTGACTTCTTCAATTCTGCTTCGGCGTCGTCTCGAACTTTGGCCATGTAGGTCAATCCGAGAATCTCTGCGTCGTTCAGTTTCTTGCGCGTCGTCGGCACTCGCCCGATGTAGGACTCCCACCATTCGTCAGGGTAGGCACCCTCTTTGACAAGAACTTCCCAAGCGTCTCTGAGGTCTGCGGCCAGCGCACCAATTACTCCACCTTCGACTTGTGGTTTCACCAGGGACTCCTCTTCGTGTAGATCCGTCGGCCAATGATGGCACCGATTGACATCACCACGCAAGAACCGACAACCCAACCAAAGTTGATGTTTGCGCTCTCTGGCGTCGTGATCAGACCAACGATGAGAACAAGAACTGCTCCCAAGGTGCCGAGCCACCTCCACCGTGACCGGTAGGCCAGGGCCTCGGCCTCCTGGTCAAGAAACCTGATGGTGTCATTCTGTCTGAACATGGTGATCTCCTCCTGATTCACGATCATCTCGGCGCGCTCGATGATGCTGTGTTGTTGTGATGGGTGCATTAGAACGGCTCCTCTGAGTAGTCAGGCTTGACCGCTTTGGCCGGTTGGGTCGTCAGGCTCTGGGCGATAGACCAACGCAAACTCACTCCGACGTGGTTGGCCTTCAGCGGCAGGCTGACACCGACATCGCCGGACTTCATCTCGAAGGTTCGTGGCTTCTCGATGGTTCCCTCAACGATGACTTCCTGGCCGACGGTCAACGACTCGGCGACGTGCTCTGCCAGGTCGTTGAAGCAGGTCACGTCAAACCAGATTGGCTCTTGGTCTTCCCACTTGCCGTTCACCTTCTTGGACTGCTTCTGAGCGACGCTGAACTTTGCATACGCGACGCCACTATTCGAGAACGACAACTGTGGCTCCCGACCAACTTTTCCGATAACTGTGATGCTCATAGGTTCCCTACAACTTCCATCTCGGCCAGATACGCTTCAATCTCTGGCAGGTCTGATTTGATGAGATCGGCGGTTGAAGCGATTGGCCGACCCACTGCTTCTTGGATTGCTTCTTTCAATTTGGCTTTGTCCAAGCCAGCGCGCTCGCCCAACGTCGAGATCCGCTTCTTGTCCGCAGCTGTGAGACCGGCCTGGGCTGGTGTCACTGCCTCGGGTGCGACCTCGGCATCTGGATCACCGTCGGTTCCACACAGGAACGTCTGGAAGCACAGGTACTTGAACGCCATGCTCAAAGCCTTGCTGACGGCCTTGTCGCCGCTGTCTGATGCCTGGCCTGCCATCGTCGCCACCACTGAGGAACCGTCCTCGGCGATAAACGAGTAGTTGACCAGTACGTCAGAGACGTTCATGACCGAACCGCTTTTGGTTTGGTAGGTCGACTTCTCGACGTTGACAACCTCTGGCACGATTGCCACGTTGTGCTTGATCAGCGCCCTTCGGACTGACGCCACCGTGTCGTCGATGGAACGAAACCTGAAACCTTGTTGCTGGTTCATTCCGTTCTTCTCGACTGGTTGCGTGTCCGCTAAGACCGCCGCCATCTTGCTTGCTATCAGTGATTCCATATTATTTTGCTCCCTTCCGAGCGATGTTTTCCTTCTTCAACCAACGCCACACAGTGCGTTGCTCGACTTGATAACCCATTTCCTTTAGACGCTTGGTAATCGTTGGAGTACCAATGCCTTCTTTGGTGTGCCAGGTGACCAGCAACTTCTTCAAGCCGCCGTCCATCTGATCGTTGATGTGATCCCATAGGGTCACTGCCATGACTCTCCCTTCTCTTTATAGTCACGATGGCTAGTCTGCCACACGGTTGTCACAATGTCTAGTCTTGATTAGCCCCCATGATTAGGGCCTTTTTTGTGTAGGTTCAGTAGTCCTATGAACCACGCACGTCTCACCCTCGAACTGCCTTGTGGCTGTCGCCACGCAATCTATGAAGGAGAGGTCATCGGGATTCCGTTCAGTAAGTTGCCGCAAGCAGTAGGACAGGTAATCGAGCAGGTGGAGCATAATGGTTGTCGATGTCCAGCGACCAGATAACACCAGCACACGATCAGCAGATTTCGGTTCGACTGATTGAACATATTCCTCCGCACGGCCCACGCGGTGCCGAGTTCCGCAAAGCCAAGAAACGTATGAAGGCACTTGGTTTGATCAGCTGCAACGTGCCAGGGTGCAAGACCGGTCTCCCGATTGAGTACCACCACTCCAAAGTTGANCACGCGTGGCAANGTGGCGTCGACGTTGACAAGTTCAACGATGAATACGGACTGCACCTCAGCGACGAGGACTTCATTGTGTACGTTCAATCCCCAGAGAACCTTGAAGCCCTATGCGTTGAGCATCACCGAGGGTCAACCGGTGTTCACGTTCTCCCCGAACCATTGTGGAAGTTGACAAGAGTGTGGCGCGAGGATCTCGCACCACCAGCAGAGAAGGTTGTGTATGAGTGATTATTCGTTAGGCGACGTTATCTTTGCTCATGCCAAGAAAGATTTCATAGGTCGAGCGATCCAGTTGGCCGAGAGACTGTGCTGGAATCGTGGATCACGTTGGAATCATGCGGCCATAATCACCGACGTTGACAAGGTCAAAGGGAAGATTCAGATAGTGCAAGCCGAGAGTCGCGGCGTGACGTGCAGGTGGTTCAATTCACCGCAGGACATCGCACCCAATGGTCAGGTCTTGGTGATTCGACGACGCCAACCTGACTACCTCAAGTCAGTCGAGTTCGCCAAGGGTCAGGTCTCCGACCCCTATGGCTACCTGACGATTCTGTCCATCGCTGTGAGCATCTTGGCTCCCTGGTTCTTGACGATCAGGAAGCCTGGCACCTGGATCTGTTCAGCCCTCGTCGCCGAGTCCCTGCGTGCTGGCGGTTGGATTCACGATTGGCCCGATGTCTATATGGTCTCACCGGCGCAGCTGTACGACGCCGTCAGTTCCAAATAGTTACTGTTCAGTTTCTTGCCGTCGGCGTCGCAATTTGGCACGGTAACGCTCACGCTCTTCGTCGTATTTCTTCTTGGCAATTTTCATTTGATACTTGCTACCTGGTGTCCGCTTGCTCATAGGATTTCTAACCTTTCCCAACCTCGATCTCCGCAACCCTGACCAGCCACGAAGGTCAACGTACCTGGTGGGGCCGATGCTCCGGTGGTGTTGGTGAACCATTTGCTCCCACCGTCCATCGCAGGACATTGAAGCCAGGTTCGACCTGACGACTCTGAGCAGACGAGGTGGTGATAGTGGCCGGTGACCAAGATGTCGGCATGGCCGATTGGCTGTTTGCCGTGTGCTTGACGTAGCCACCAATTCGCCAACTGTCCAGCCCTGGCCTGGTGACCGTGAGCGAACCCAACGTCGACGCCGCATATGTCGAGCGTCATGGTCAGGTCGTCGGCGATTGCCCCATTTGGAACGCTGACCTCTGCGTATCGCTCGGCGTTGTGCGAAAGGATCTCGGCCACTTGCTCGAAGACTGCGAGATCATCGTTGTCTGTCCAGGTCGTAAAGGCTTTGCCATTCTTTCTATTCTCACCGTGATTGCCTGGCACGGCCCCAAGGACGATTCGGTACTTTAGTTTGATGAATCGCTCGACAAGGTCAAGGATCATTCGTCTGGCGAGTTTCATTTGCTCTCGACGGTCAAGGTCGGTCTGCCATTCCTGCATGGCGTAAAAACCACTGCAACCTTCGATCACGTCGCCCAGACCGACAATGTAGACCTGGCTGATTCCTTGTTTGTAAAGACCTTTGGCGTGAGCCTCCAGACGGTCAAAAGTTTCTAGGAGTCTCTCAACGAAGGCTGGCGTACCACCACCTTCTCCCTTCCCGATTTGCCAGTCTGCGAGGCACACAACCAAAGCACGGTCACCGCCCTGGTGAGAATCATCACCTCTCACCAAGGGTCGTCGCCGTTCGATGATCCTACACAATTCGTCAACGTCGACACGCGATTCCTCGTTGGCTGTCGACGGCTCCAAGCGCGCTCGGTAATACTTCATGCGACCAGCGTAAGAATCCCATGCTCGGATCTGAATTGAACCTGGAATGATTCTGAGATTGTCACCTATTCCGAAGTCTTTGACGATCTCGTTCCAAAGGTCGTCGGTTGGTTCGTCGGCAAGCGGCCCAGTGGAGATCTCACCCTTGGTGCCGTCCCAGGTGATTGACTTCTCCCAGCCCTTCGGCGCTTCGGGTTTAGAGTGATTCTTCAGGCTCATCACTGTCTCCGATCTTGTCAAAGCCAATCCTCATGCCGTCGAAACTGATGTCAAGAATGTCAAAGAGGCAGTCTTCGAGGTGCTTGTTCTTGGCGCGCAGCTCGTTGTTCTCAATCAGCAAGGCCGCAATCCGCTCTCTTAGTTTGTTCTTACTCACCCCACACCCCCTTCAACAAGGTTCCCACAGGACAAGAACAAGTTCCGTGAAGATGGCCCGAAACCGTGTTGTCTGACGACCAGTGTTCGGGGTACTCGACTTTCAATGCCTGCACAATTCTCCTGAGCGGCAATCTGTTTTCAATCCAGTCGGTCAAGGTCTCCAAGTCCTCTGGCGTGTAGTTCTCAACGTCACGAGCAAACTTGCAGACTCGAAGATCCGGCATTTTCATAGCGTCTTTCAGTGCCATATTTTGTCCCTTCTCTAACCGCCCAGAATAAGGCTACTAGACACGAGGACTAATAGAAAGACTTTCTATGCGCTGATCGCAACGGTCTGCGGCGAGACGATCAACTGACCCTCAGAGCGCGTCTGGACTCCGCCATATCCGACCCAGGAGTAAGTCCAAGTACCCGACAAACCGGTGGTGTCGATGTCGATGTGATAGGTACCGGTGGAATCTCGAACTACCTGAGCGCCGACGCCATAAGTGAACGTGGTCGGCGACCCACCATTGACCGTGTAGCCAAACTTGACTTCAGTGGGATCGGTGACCGTTCCAGTAATGTTTGTGAAGGGTGTTGAAGTGTAGAACCGAACCAGGGTTCCTGCTATGACTGTGTATCCGCTCATATGACTGGCTCCTCTGCCACCACAACGGTAGCCCAGGTCGCTTTGCCTGTGACGGTAGCGATTTTGCTTGAACCGCTGACGGTAGCCCAGGTCGCCTTGCCGCCAACGGTAGCGTTTTTGACGTTGATTTCGACAACAGGAACTTGGAAACCTGCTTGAACTGTCCCAGGTTCGATGTAACTCATTGGAGACCTTCCACGTTGGCGAGATTGCGAGTGACTCGCTTGAGTTCCGATTCTAGGTGATGCGTGTAGATCGCGTCTTTAGTCTGTTTTGTGGATTCGAGCACTTCGATTCGAGCCTTGAGATCCAAGATGAGATCGTCACGCTGGTCGTCCTCGGCGGCGTCGTCTTCGTCTTCAAGGTCGTGGCTGAGGTTGGTGGCGTGGTAGGTCACAATGAAGGCCGTTATCAGAACTGGTAATAAAAACGCTCGGCCAGTCCAGCCGTAGTTCGCCATGAGTTCGACGCCAGAGAACGAGAGCAGAACAAACTTGGCCAGGTCTCCGATGGCGTCCATCGCACCGGCCAGGAACCCTCGGCCAGTGGCGATTGCGCGCACCAAGTAGGTGTTCGTAACGTCTTGAACCGCCATTCCAACGCACCCCACACCAGACAGGGCGACCATCTGCCAGAGATCAGTCTTCATAGACGTTCTTTCTCTTTGATTCTGGGATCTGTAATTGCCTCAATATGGCGTGAATGTCGTCGAGAACTTGACCGATCTCGATGATCTCTTTGGCCTGACGTTCTTCCATGATGCGTATTTGTTCGGTAGTGACTGCACCGGCCTGAGCGAGGGCAGGCTGGGTAACTGCCGAGTAGATCGTCAGAACTGCAAGCAGGTAGAAGTAGTGGGGGTCAAGACTGGGCCAGCCGATCTCGACGATGCAGATAGCGATACAGACAAACAGGGTCTGCCACACCCCAGCGCCACTGGTGAACCAGCGGTCAAAACGAACAAGGAGCCTATCGCCCCATTTGTGGGTGAAGTCTTTCCAGCGTTGAATCATTAGAAGTCGTCTGGGTAGTCGTCTGGTTCGCCCCTGTCGATCTGATAGCAACCACAGTCTTCACAGAGTCCGTTGCAGTCGGCCTTCTTGACACCTGGAACAAAGGTTCTTTCAGGAACTGCGATGGTCATACATATCGGACTTTCTCGGCTAGGGCGTCTTCGCGACCTTTATGGTAGGCCAGGTGCTCGCTGACTCGCAGTGAGAGAATGTCTAACTCTGCGCCTTGGCGGTTCAACTCGGTCTCAATTCGATTGACTGCGTCGAGCAGGGAAGATCCGCCGTTGGTTGTGAGCTGCGCCGAGACCGGCTTGAGTTCGTTCATCACCGAGATGGTGAACTTCTTGTGAAAGTGCCGATAGGTGGCGACGATGAAGCCAGCCACGAAACCAACAGATGTGATGATCCCTAGCCAGAGATTGAATGAGTTGGCAGTAATTCCAGCCACGTCATACTCCGAGCGACGCCCAGGTCTGAGGCCCGACGACGCCGTCAACACTGAGATGGTGGTTCACTTGCCAGGCTCGAACTGCCTCGGCGGTCTTTGGGCCGAACTGACCGTCAACTGCGATGCCTCCAAGACGTTGCTGAAGTAGCCTCACAGCCGTTCCAGTGGCCCCCTGAGCGATTGTAGGTTGGCTCTGGTGTGCCGGTGCAGGGGTTTGAGCAGGGACGTTCTGAGCGTTCATCGCCCACCAAGTATTCGGGCCAACGATTCCGTCGGCTTGAAGACCGTGAGCGGCCTGCCATTTGATCACCGCTTGATTGGTAACTGGCCCCCACACGCCATCGGCGGTCACGCCCACCTTGGATTGCACCTGAGCGACGCTGACGCCAGACATGATGATGTGCTGTGCGTTGCTCTGAGGTTGCGCTACTGCTGGTTGACCCTGGGGCTGAGTGACGCCAGGCATGATCTGTGTGGTGTCAAAGCGCAGGTAGCGCTGAGGTTGACGCCCATCGCCTGAGACGTGGATAAACGAAGGGTCGCCCTGCTCGCCCATTGAGACTGTCAGAGGGTCTGGCCCACCCTGAACGATGAGAGCCGTGTGGTCGCCGGTGCCAGGGCCATAGACAATGACATCACCTGGCACTACTTCAGCAAGTGGGATCTCGGTTCCGTGAGAAAGTAACGTGCCGGTGTAGCCCTGGCCGTCATATCCTTGACCGTTCGGGTCAGCTGCGCCAGCCCAGGAGTAGCAGTAGGTCACGAAGGCTGAGCAGTCGCACACGCATGGAGTTACGCCTGGCTTGTGTACGCCTTCCATGCGGTCATTACCTTCTGAGTAGGTGAAGCCTGCGTGGTTAGCCACGCCCCAGTTGGCCCATGCCACAATTTGTGCTCGAACGTCTGCCATATTTTCTCCTTAGTAGCCGATTGCGATGAAAGTGATATTGAGCGTGACGGTGTTGAGGGCGGCACCAGTAGTTGTGTTGACGCACTGCCAGTTCAGAACCGTCTTTGAGTTTGACTGAGTTGGGTAGACCTGGTTGGTGTTGGTGGTCGTGGCCCCAGGGATTGAATAACTTGATGGCACGCAGATAACTCCGTTTGGGAAACCTCCGTTTGGAATCGTCACGCTTGCAGTTCCCGTTGAGTTGGTCGTGACCGTGATCGTTGCGGCCCAGGCATACAGAGGAGGAGTGCCGTTGATGGCCTGGTTACCCAGAGTTCCCTGCGTGATCCACGTTCCCACCATTGAGTTCAGCGCAGTGGCGGCCTGGTTCCAGTCGGCCAACGGTAGTACGTCACCAGCGGTGTGAGTGTTGACTGTGTTCCATGAAAGCGGCATTGGTTATCCCCCGAAGGTATCTTGAACGGTTCCTGAATTATAGGAGATTGTATCCCCCTGCGCCAAAGATAGAGAACCGCCAAATGTCACACCGGTCAAAGTGTTGACGGTCTGGCCGGTTCCCAAGAACCTCTGAATGATGGGGTTTGGGTTAGCGCCGAGAACGTAAAGAATGTTATTTGAGTCAACGGCAATTTGACGGCCATTGGTGGCTAATGGCGTGTAGCCAGTTGTGATGGTCGACGGTGAGGACAGTGCGAAGCGGTAGAAGGTGTTTGGAGTCGCTACTGACGTGACGGTGAAGATTGAGTTTGAGTCAAGAACGACGCCGGCTGGAGCACTGGACATCGTCGCAAAGGTTGAGACAGCACCGGCAGTCGTGACCTTTGAGATCGTCAAAGCACCTGCATTGGCGACGTAAAGGTTGTTAGAAGAGTCTCGACAGATACCGACTGGCGTGGTGAAACCTGTGGCAAAGGTAGACACAACACCAGCAGGGGTAATCTTTCGCACGTTGTTGTTGGCCGAGTCTGGGACAAATAGGTTTCCTGAAGTGTCAAAGACTAGGTTCTGCACTGCGCCAGTGATGCTCGCGAAGGAGGTGACCGTTCCTCCCGATGTGACTTTGTAGATCGTTGACGTTGGTGAACCGAAGTTGGCGATGTAGACATTCCCCGAAGAGTCGACTGCCATGCCTTGCGGATAGGTGAAGGTTGAAGTGGTCACCACGTTAGAAGCAGCACCGGCTGGCGTAATCTTTTTCAAGGCCGTCGAAGTCACCGTGTAGTAATTACCTGATGTGTCAAAGCAACCCTGCGGCGTTCCGTTAGCCGCGACTGCCCCCATTTGGAAGAACACCGGTGCGCTGGTGTTTGTTCCTGTCCAATAAACAGCCGTCATATGAGAAGCGACGAGCACCAGGAAGAATCCTGACGTGGGGAATCCTTGAGCGTTCGCCACTGCCAACACCGAGGGAGTTGAGGTCAGGGTGATCGCGTTCTGCACGAAGGTTTGAGATGTTTGGAAGTGCGAGTAAGTACCAAACGAAACCGTCGATCCTGTAGGCACGTTGAAGACTCCACTAGCCGTGCTGGTTACACCGGCGAAGTTCCAAACCGAGCCACCATAAGGCCCACCGGTGCTTGTCGAGAACGATGAATAGGTGGCCGTGTAGTTGACGTTGCCGACTGAGATGTAGAGGGTGCCGCTGGCAGGTGGCGTGAAAGCAGCTGTGGCGTTGGTCGTCATTGTCCCACCACTGAGACCGACTGAAGTGAACCCGTAGGTGGTCGTCGAGCCGTATGCGGCGTTGGAGTTGTTCGCTGAAACCCTGAAGAACGAACCGGCGTCTGGCGTTGAACTGCCGTTCATCTCGTAGGGCGAGAGAACCAGAGTGGTGCGAAGGTAGCCAGGCTCTGCCTTGTATTCGTGAGCGATGGATTCCACCACAACGGTCTGAGCGTAGTTTGTGCCGTAGCCGACATGATTGAACACCAGTTGATCCCAGAGGTTCGTTGAGAGTTGCACAACCTGGTTGGGTTGACCACCGCCGGTGGATTCGGAGTAGGTACTTTCTAAGATCACTTTCTGTGGTCGAGTGATCGGTTGTTTGTAGCGGCTGACGATCATCGAACCGAGTGCGTTGATGTCGGCCTGACGTGACGCCCAGATTTGACCACGCGAGAAAGTCCTTGGGCCGTATTGGTTGATGTAGGTGCCAGTGGGATCTGAAACGTAGGTGGTTGAACCGGCCACGTTGGTCAACTGTGCAACTTCCCAGGTGTCAAGGTCGTCCATATAGGTTTCAATTCCGAGCATGTAGTGAGCTGCGGCGGCATCTGTGGTTCCGTCGGTCACTTGGACAGGGTTTTGCCAATTGATCTGAGGATAGAAACGGTTGACGAAGACAAGGTTTCCTGCTTGATCTTGATAGAAGAAACCATTCTCCGTGTCCTCGTACTGGAAGGAATAGTCAAGAGCAGTCGTTGAGTAGGTGGTTGATGGTTCGTTGCTCACGCCAACTACCGTGCCTTGCGTCAAGTTCAGCGGTGGAGTCTGAAGAGTCCAGTTGGAATTATCCGGTATGACTTGAGCCACTTGAAGAGTCTCAAGAATCCGTGTGCCGGTGGTTGCTGTTTCTGTGGCAAAGACTGTGTCGGTGCTCGCTGTAGGCGTGAAGGTGGAGAAGCCCTGGTTGAGCAGAACACCGGTGAGGTTCGAGCCGACGACTCCGGTGTAGGTGATTGGATAAGCCGTTGTGGTCGTTGAGTTGACAGGGTGAACGATGACTGCACTGCCACCGGTTTGAGAGAACTGGTTGACGTTAGTAATCGGCAGGGTTGCGGCGGTTCCTGGGGTCAGGGCTGTAGGGCTTGCGCCAACTGGCGAGACCGCCAGGTTTGACTTGAAGTGTGAACCGACGCGATAGCGATTGGGTGCAAGGGGAGCGTAGGTGGGTGACAGGTTTGAGGGTGTTGGGTCTGCGGTAAAGGCTATGTCGGCAACCGTTGCCGATGTGTAGGCGGTGTAGATAGGTGATGCGAAGGTAGACACGAGGCCCAGCGTGCCGCCCCACAGGACTTGAGTTGGCACAACTGCCCCTGTGACGATTGCAGTTTCTCCGTTGCAAGCAAGGATTCCGTCAACGTAGACTTGGAAGGCGATGTCACCATTGTTGGCGTCTTGCATAAGAGTCATGCTGACAAGGTGCCAGGCTCCATCGGTCACGTCGATGTTCTGTTGAGATCCAAAGACTGTGTAGGCCGCTCCCGACGTGATCGTGTCGATTCTGAACTCTGGTGAACCCTGAGAGTTGACGCTGACAAAGAACTGGTAGCCGGTTGATGCCGTATGAGTTCCTGATCCGTCATAGATCGTAAGCAGAACGTCACCAGTCGAAGCGTTCTGAAACCAACCTTCCATCGTGAAGCCGAACCTACTTCCGGTGCTGGGATAGATGCTGGTCGGGTTTTGCAGCTGTATGAAACCGTTGTACGTCGGACTGGCTCCGGCTACCCCAAGAGAGATCCCACCACAGTTCGGGTCGTAGGCCATTGGCCCTTGTTGCTGAAGGTTCGGCGTAGCAGTTGCTGACGTTGATTTGACGACTGCCTTGACCTGACCGCCGACAATGTAGTCCCCGAGAGCCGTGTATATGGTTCCCTGTCCCTGCAGAATGCAGCTTGAGAAGGTATAGACACCAGCCGAACCAGAGTAGGAAGAATAACTGATTACAAAAGATTGACCCTGGTGGTTGTAGGTGAACTGACCACCAGTGGTCGGCAAGTTGTTGAGCGTGGTTCCAAGGTTATTGGACGACGCAAAGACCAGCTGGGTCCTGGTCAAAAAATTCAGCACGACATTTGTGCTTTGCAGGAAGGCCGATGGGCCGGTGTTCTGAAGCGACAAGCCGGTCACGATAGAGGACTGATCGTTGCACCTGAACATCTCTGGCGTGACCATGTTGTAAGAGCCACCACCAGAAGCGTAGATATTCGACCCAAGTGGTGAGAGCAGTTGTTGTTGGTAAAGGTTGGAGTTAGATAGTCGAGTCAGTGACAGGTTCTTCAAGATGTCTGACGCAAGAACGGCACAGTCTGAGTTCATTTCGTCAGGTGACGATGGTTGCCAGGCGGTGACGTAGCCAAAGTAGACAGGGTATTGCACACCATTCCAAGTGGCCAGCACTCGAACAGGTACCCCAACGGTCAGAATGCTTGACGATGTGAACGACCCTGTGCCAGAGACGTTGGTTGCGGTGTAAGTGAATGAGGTCGTATTCCAGGGGAACCAGCGGCCATCTCGGTTGTCGAGCGAGAGCGTCAGACTTGACGACTCAGTGCGGTCTAGTTCGTGTTGGCGACCCATCTTTGTTGTGAAGTCACGCAGGTAGATGTTCGATTCGTACCAGACCCAAGTTGCCAGATAGTCAACATAGGCCGTTGTCGTGAATGACCCAGACGTGAGATAACAAGAGTAGAGAGTGTTGTTGTTGGCGTAGGCCCAGTTGAGTGTGTATTGAGTCCCCAGGTGAAAGATGGGAAGTGAACCGGCGATTGCGTAAGTTGACAGACTTTGCTGAATGTTGCCGAGAGTGCTCACCGAGATTTTGACCGTCGATGTCGTCGTGAGCGCCACCGAACTGTTGATGATGATGGAGCGCGGCGAGTACGGCTGTGGAGTCTTTGATGTTGTCAGGTCGTTGAAGGCGAACTGGACTGATAGACCTGGAACCGTAACGCCCTGGGTCATTAGTTGTGCACCCAGACACGCTTGCCACTAACCGTTTGCCACGATCCCTGAGCCGCTTGGTTCAGTGCGCCAGCGTTTGCCGTCAGGTTCTGAAAGGCAGGGGTATTGGTTCCGGCGTAGCCGCCCAAGACAGTTCCGTAGGATCTGGCGTTTTTGAGAATGTTTGACCTGATGATCTCGGCCAGAGCCGTAGTGAACTCATCGTTGTTGAGCAGCTTGTNNACAAGACTGTTCATATCAAACTGCACGTCGATGTTGTAGTCCTTGGCCATTAGCCGACCTTCACTTTGATGTTGACCGTGTCCTTCTTGGCAAGTTCTTGATAGATGCGCGGCAAGACGCCCAGGTGACTTGCGGCGTTTCCAATAATGTTGATATTGCCGTTTTGCAAATGATCAACCTTGTCGATGTGGTGCGTGCTTCCCGAGGTGTCGACCTTGCCGCCCTGCAAGTGATCAACCCTGTCGATGTGGTGCGTGCTTCCCGATGTGTCGACCTTACTGCCAGAGGTGTCAATGTGCTTGGGAAGGAAAGGCCCCATTGGTGCTGGTGGAGATCCAAAAGCAGACGGATATAGTTTCTGCGATTGTAAACCTAATCGACCACCGGCAGTCGTTGAGTTGCCAGGACTCACGTTCACGAAGTCAATGAGATCATTTGCTGACCTGTTCCCCGCAAAATATCCGCTAACGCCCTGTCGAAAGGCAGAAGCGGCTGGTGCAAAGTTTCCAAAGCCGCCTTTTGGTGATATCAGATCGACAGGGTCGATTGCTCCCAATACGTCCATGCCGGACTTACCAAAACCGTAGGCAGAGGCAACGGTTCCTGATGCCATTCCAGCGATGTCCTTGAAGGTTTGACTAACACCCTTGACAACATTTCCCCAGAACCCACCCGTGCCGGTGCTTTTGCCTCCGGCGATTGACTGCACGAACTCCTTGACATTGAGCGTGATGTCGTAGGCCGAACCTTTTCCAGGTTTACCCAACACTGCGTCGAGAATCTGTTGTGCTTGAGGAACGATCTTGAGACCCACCTTGATGAGAACGTCACTCAGCCCAGATTGAAGGATATTGAGTTGATTCTTTAGGTTCTGAGATTGGGTTGCGGCTCCTTGGGTGACCGTAGCGTGGTTCTGAATTGACTTGGCTGAAGCGTCAAAAGCGGCTGGCCCAGCCTTCACAAGGGTCAACATCGCAGAGGCGGCGCTTGATCCGAACAAGGTTGTGGCGGGCTGG